AGACGAACACCGCCCACTACTACAACCTCACCCACCTTGCACATGATATCGTGACATTCTATAGGGTAGAGCCTCCGCCCCTTTGCTTTTTTGAATGTCTCTATTGTAAAGCTAAACAAGTCTACAAGAGGTTGCGGACCAGACGCACGTCCGCCCATAACCTTCAACCGTGCCCCAGCGGGGCGGATGCCGTCTACATTGTATTCAGGAATTTGTCCTGCGTACAGTAGTGCAATCAGTTCTCGATACGCCCTCGCCCATCCCGGCTTACTATCTGCCACGTTAATAACAGTGTCTGACTTGCTGAAGTTGTCTGACACTACAGGCAGCTTATCTACGTTCTCACGCTCAACAGAAAACCCCACACCAGTGCCACACATAAGAATATACATGCACTCATCGAATGAACGAGGGCTATCTACAGGAATGTAGCTGCAGTTGTACCCACATATATTGTCTCGTGCTAGGGCAGGTCCGGCAGTCATCATAGCCCGCATAGAGGGCATGATTTCTAGGTTTAGTACAGCCTCGCGCAAGTCTTCAATATCCGCCTCTGGTAAATCGTAGCCAAACTTGTTTTTTACATGCGCCACCATGTAATTCATATATCTGTCCACAGTCTCATCATAGTTTTCACGACGGCCCTCGTCTTCTATCCAACGAGCATAGCGAGACTTGTGTATAAATTCTTGGTATGGTGTGGGTAGTAGGTTATTCATTGTCTTGTCCTTCTTTTTCTTTGACTAATCTGTTGAGGTAGAACTGCGCTTTTTTAAGGTCTTCGATTCCGTTTTTGTACCTGTATCTCCAGAGGTACTTGAGGATGTTTCCTTGCAGGTAGTGTTCGAAGCCGTCGCCTGTCGCCGCCGCGATTGCATCAAGGCATTCGATACCTGCTTGATTGTAGTGTGGCGGGTTGTTGACGTTATCATGGCTTTCCCCGTTCATTCTTTGTTTCATAAATTCTTCGTGTCTCATTGGACCTTACCAAAATCTATTTTAATTACATTGGTTCCGTCTTCATGTGTAATGGTAGGACCGTCACTCTCTTTGTCATTCAACAAGTCAGCCTTTACGCTGTTGAACGCCAGCCGTGCCATGCCCGCTTCCATCACCCTATCAAAGTCAGACTCAAGCAATTCCATGATGCCGTTGATTACAATCGTACCAGCTTCATAAAACTCTTCGTCTTCTTCTTCAGTAGTGTCGTACGCAGCAATAGAGAAGCTTTCTTCATCTACCTTACGTAAGATAACATACCATCTATTGGGCATCAAACTTGCCCGTTCAAAGTCACCCTCATCAATAGTCATTACTTTAGCCACTCCTCTGGTATGCTACCTTCAGCCCATCTGAAATTGTAGCGTTCAGCCCACCTAGCATACGTGGTCTTGCTGCCCCTGTAAATCTTGTTTTGTGCGTTTTGGAAAACAAACCGTATGTCCAGATTAGGATGCTGTTCTTTGATTAGCTGCATCTTTACTCTGTCTGTTTTGTCAAGGTAGCCTTTTGCTTCGACAAAAATATCCTGATCTACAAGGTAGAAGTCAGGGGTGTATGTGCGTGGCTTTGGTATATACGTCAGCTTGACGTTTTCGTATTCGTAGGGCACTGCCTTGTTACCCAGCGAACGGGCAATGCCCAATTCAAAGTTAGAACGAAAGCCCGCCTTACTAGCAGAACTTCGTTTCATATTTGCATTCCTATTGAACCTATTCTTTTGGTCACGTACCCTGCCACTTTTGGGGAAAGTTTTTCTATTGTAGTTAGTTCGTTTGTCAAATGGGTCAGTGGAACGCATACAATAACTCCGGATTGGGACAATCTCCCTATCTTTTGTAGTTCAGATTCGATGGTAGTTATGTCACGTTTTTCTGTAGCGGAAGATAGGTCACCCATACTGGAGTAATTATCTCGCAACGTCAACGGAAGCCCCCGTTCGTTTTGTCGTAGATATATTATCTTGCGTTCACCCCCGCTGTCTCTGTGTGATTCTACATACACATGGTGAAGGTTTTTGTTCATCTCCATTAATTCAACTTCGTAGTCACGCACAAACAAATACGGCATGTCAGAGTTCCTTTTGTTTGAGGCGTGTGTACCAAACCTGCGGTGGTGACTTGGCTTGA